TTCAGCCTCTTCAGATTCGTCAGCCTCTTCGGACTCTTCAGCCTCTTCAGATTCGTCAGCCTCTTCGGCATCTTCTTCCTCTGCCTCTGCTTCGTCCTCATCTTCATCAGCGTCTTTAGTCTGAGCCTCTAAAGCATTAGCAACTTTTTCAACTACATCGACTTCTTCTTCAGAGTCATCAGCCTCTTCGCCTTCATCATCGTCTGATGAATCCTCTTCTGCCTCTGCCTCATCTTCATCTTCTGAATCATCTTCTTCAGAAACGGCATCATCTTCATCTTCATCTTCATCTTCTGAATCGTCTTCTTCAGAAACAGCATCATCGTCACCGCTTTCTACGTCGGTTGAATCCTCTGTGGCTTCTTCCACTTCTTCTTCAACCTCGTCTGATTTGACTTCAGCGTCTTCTAATAAACGCTCAAGTTCCTCAAATTTCTGAAGGTCTTCGTTAAGATTTTCACTCATTGTTTCTCCTAAATCCTTTACAGATTATCTTACTGAACACCCTCATCGGTGTCAACGTCTATATCGTTTGTTATCTTAAAATCGGGAACAAAATCTAGCGTAGCCAGCGCAAAGGCAACTTTCTCCATAAGATCGCTGTGCTCAACTTTTGTAGAGAAGAGTAAGTCAATACCCCCATCTGTTTTCATTGAAAGAACAGGAACCCCGTTCATTGATTCAACGACGTCTAGTGCTTGTGCGTCTTCGCACTTAACGTGGATAACATATCCAGAAAGTGCTTTTTCCCCTTGTTCCATGCCACGAGACATAGGAGCAGATGTTAAGAACTGCTCAACCTCATTGATTAGCGCTAGAGTAGAGGTTCTTAGTTCGCCAGCACCACGAATTTTCAACATCTCGTTGTAAGCCATAAGTAGTAAGGCCATTGGGTCTTTTAAGTAAGAAGGTTTTGCTCTCCCATAACTAGAGTGTCCTTTTAGTCCACCCTTTTCTTCGGTTTCGCATCCGCATGCACCTTTTTCAGATTCAGCGTCTTTTGCTTCCTCTACCTCAACACCACCAAGATAGTTATTGTGTGAGTTTAGGTTTGCATTCTCATCGAACGCTGCTAAAGCCTTTTGGTACTCTTCAGGAGTTGAGCATGGTAGATAACCAGCACCTTCTGAGTGGTAGCCTTCGCAACCAAATGTCTTTGCCCATGCAAGAGCGATATCTGGTGTAGCCCATGTGCCTTCATCAGGCTCTGCGTCTCTAACGCCCTCAGGTTCTGGAACATTTTCTTTAACCATCATTGAAGGAGGAGCAGAGTCACCCATTGGCGTGTAAGAAACCTGCGGTTTAACACGAGTTGGCTTGCTAAGTTGTAGTTGTCCACCTTCTTGTGAGAAAGTAGACATCCATGTCATATCTTCCCCAGTTTGGAAAACAACCGAGTTGTCCATAACTTGAAGAACTCTAACTGGCTTGCGTAAAGCCTGTGAAAGTGCTCTCCCGATCATTGATGACATTGCATCAGCCCTATTTTTTGGCTTATCTTTATCGTCATCATCGTAGTCCATGTATGCCTTTTCCATGATACCTTCCTCATCGTCTTTGACTGAGATAGTACCAGTCATCTGGTTTGCTCCGTGAAGAACCGGAGAAACTTCGTATAATTCTACTTCTTTAAGAACATTTGCTTGTTTTTCAGCATCAAAATCTGCTGTAATTGTTTTGTAACCAATCGACCATTCTTGATCTTTACCATAGAAAGCAACATTGGCAAACGCTTCTCGCCCTCGTTCTGTATTTAGATTAAACTGAACCTTTGCATAAAGTCCACCGATGCCTGCTTTTCTCATTTTTTCGGGTAGTCTAGGGTCTCTTGGCCCAACTTCATACATTTCTAGGACTTTACCGATTGGTTGATTCCAATCATGCCCCCAAACAACTCGTGGTTTGCGTCGCATAAGCGACCCTTTAAATGCACCCGGCACTACAATATCTCCAACGGAATCTTTATTTCCGATACCTGATACAAATGCTTCTACAATGCCTTCTGCTTTATCAACACCAATTTGGCCAGAAATGGCCTTAAATGCAAAGTCTTCCTCTGAAGAACCTTCTGTTGAATCTAGAAGTAAAGATGACATGTTTCTCCTAAAAATATTCCAATACCCATATCCTACATACTGGGTTTTTGTACGCTTACATAGTTTATATAAATAGTAGTCTTTTTGTTTATATAAAGTTAAAACCCAAACTTCAGAGTACACCGACAATTTATTGTTAAGTTCGGTGGAGCAAGCGGGTCTTTGGGGAACCGTATTGGTATGCCGTTATATATAAAGGCGTCTTGAACGGGTACTTTCTCCCCATCTAGGTCCCTATGGGACATTCGGACCTTCTCATCTTTAAGAGAAAGCCATTCTTTTGTGATTGTTCTGGTGCCCCCACTATCAAGTTCAGTCTGGACCGATGAATCAAACAAGCCTAAATTATATGCTCCAAGCACTCCAGAATCAACAATTAATGGCTTTCTTTTACTTTTTAACCTGTTGAACACGGCTTTTATGAGGGCATAAGCAAGTGCAATCTTAAATGCAATGTCTACATCACCATCGTCTCCACCTTCTCCAAGTGCAGATGCTTGAGCCAAGGCTGACACTACTTGGTCTTGCGTGGTGGAGTTAAATTCATTTACGGTTGCCACGTTTTGTGAAACTGAAGCATTCTTTGTATCTTCTGAAACAGAAGACCCGTAACCTTCTTCAATATTGTCAACAATTCCCTGTTTGTACACATCGTCCATCATAGACGCCATAGGCATTGCGGCAGAAGTCAATATTGCCAGTGGCGCAACTGCACTAAAGTCCGCTTCTTTGCCTAAACCAAGCAATGCTTTTGTTGTATCTGATTCTAACTCGGCTAAAATTGCTTCTTCTTGAGTATCAATTACGGAATCAACTACTTTAGAAAATTGACCCTCAAGAGACTCAACTCTGTATAATGCTTTTTCATCCCAAGTTTCAAACTTTTTTAGGGGGTCGGCTGAAAAGGGAGGCTCTTCTCACCCTCCTGCTCAACCTCGTCACCCTCTAGTTCGCTAGGGACTTCAGCCGCAGACGCCTCGATGCGCTCTGTTCCTTGAACTGTCCCAGCCTCAACAAACCCACCTTGTTCAGGGCTAAATTCAGTGACCTGTTGCTGTCGAGCCTCAGATGCTTGTACGTCAAGAGGAACGCCCTGTTGAACAACGCTCTCGCCACCTGCGCCACCCTCAGCCTGTGCATTAGGGTCTTCCATTGGTTTTTTGGTATTTGCAATAGGTGTTTGATTTGGGTTAGACAATAGTGAGTCAGCAATATCGGACTCAACTTGCTTTCTTCCAGCGGCTTCTCTGTACTCATTAGCACTTATCAATCCCATTTGGAATTCAGAGAGATAATGACGTTCTGCTTCTTGTTTTGAAAGAATTAAAATTGGAACCGTTGATACATCAAAATCAATATAGTGAAGTGGGTCAATAGCATCAAACCCACGAGCGATCATAGCGAGGTGAGGAGTCATCGTCTCCATCCAGAAAACCTTACCCTCTTCCATGGCATTTGAGAATGTTCTATTAGAGGAGTTGCCGATAATTGACTCAGGTACACCAAACGCAGCAAGAATTTCTTCTTTTGTAAGGGTTCTCATCTGAACATACGCTGCATCACGAGGAGAAGCCGCAGTATCAACAAAGTCTGCGCCATCATCTGATGAGATAACACCTACAGCGCCAGCACGGCCAATGTTTCCCCTAAATCGTGATCGCAACTCATCCTTGTCGTCTTCATCAATTTCGCTCCTAAGTACCAAAAGACCGCCGGGTCGGCCATCATTAATCAAGAAGTTTCTGTTGTAAATCTTAGCCAAAGATTCTACTTCAATGGCTACACCGGCTGCTTCCATTGGGGTCATGGAAAGATAAGGGTCTAGGGGATGTGGTCGCCTAATCCAAATAACGTTTTGAGGTTTAAGTGTTTTCTTTTCAGTTGCACTAATCTTTACCTCATAGCCTTTTACAAATTTATTTGTATCTGGGATGGGTGATGTGCTTTGCGGGGGAAGTAGGTGTAATGCAGTTGGTCTTCCGTCTCTACCACGAATAATCTCAATAAAGACACCACGACTGCTCATCAGCAACTGTGCTGAAAGTCGGTAACGGAATGCAAAAGCATTCTCACCAACATTAGTTGTGTTGTTAAAAATCTTTAATAATTCGTGATCTCCAATGACTTCACCGAATGGGCTGTTTTCTTTCCTTAAAATTACCGGCAAGGTTGCTTGGTTTGATGCAATAACATCTATGCATCGAAAAACCCAAGTAACTTTTGACACGCCTTCTTTGTAGGCTTTTACAATGTCCCACCCGTCATGGTAGCCAGTTTGTGGCTGAAGGCTAGGCGCATACGATATAGGGGCGCCAACCGAAACAGACTTTTGGGCATCATTTTGTAATGATTTATTCCATGCCATTATTCAGCCCCTAATAGATAGCCATAAATTCCGAATGCAAGGCCAGCACTTGCTAGACCCCACCCTAGGTTTAGTATACTAACACCAAGACCTATTAGAACGACGGAAGCAGACATTAAACAGTATGCAACGTTAGAACGGTTTAAAATTTTCTTCATGATATCTATTTTATCGTGAAATTGTCTAGGAGACAAGTAAATATGTCAGTACAGTCAGCAGATTGGGAAAAGATCAAAGAATACTTGGAGCCAAAGCGATCAGACTATTGGGTAGAAGAACCCTCGCTAACGCAAAAAGTTTTTCTTAAATCCACGAGCAAAGAAGTGCTTTTCGGTGGAGCCGCAGGCGGTGGTAAGTCGTCCGCACTAATCATGGCTGCTTTACAGTATGTTGATATTCCAAGTTACAGCGCTATTCTTTTCAGGCGTACTTACGCTGACCTTGCCTTGCCCGGTGCGTTGATGGATAGGTTTAGAGACTGGGTTGCAAGTTTTGATGATGTACATTGGAACGCAAACATGTACACTGCAACTTTTCCTAGTGGCGCTCGTGTCACATTCGGTTATTTGAATAATGTTAATGATTATCTTAGATACAAAGGTTCTGAATTCCAATTTATTGGTATGGACGAGGTTACAGAAATTAGAGAATCCGATTATAGGTATATGTTCTCCCGTTTGCGTCGCCCATCAACTGGTCCACTTTCAACAGTTCCATTAAGGATGCGTGCAGCAACAAACCCTGCACCAAACTGGGTCAGGCAGAGATTCCTTGTTGAAGGGGAGAAAAACAAGAGGTTATTTATTCCATCAATGCTGACAGATAATCCGGGTATTGATCCAGAGTCTTACAGGTCAGTCCTTCAAGAATTAGACCCTGTAGAACGAAAGCGACTAGAGTTTGGTGACTGGTGGGTAACCACGCTTGGGTCAATGTTTGATAGAACTAATCTTGAGGTCATTGAGCCATCTGAAATGCCAGAACTTGGTAAAGATACAATCGTGGTAAGATTTTGGGACTTAGCAGGAACGGAACCTAGCCAAAGCAATCCAGATCCAGACTGGACAGTAGGAACTTTAGGGGCTTTCCATAATGGAATCTTTTATATAATAGATGTTCGACGGATTCGTGCCAAAGGTGAAAAAGTAGAAAGATTTATCAAAGATACTGCTTTTGAGGACGGTCCTGAAATATCAATCCGAATGGAGCAAGAACCGGGATCTTCTGGTAAAAACCTTATTGATTCTTATGCTAGATACGTTTTGGAAGGGTACGACTTTACTGGACAGCGAGCCACGGGCGATAAGGTTACTAGAGCAAAGCCATTCTCTGCTGCTGTAGCAAATGGAAATGTAAAATTAATTCGTGCCGACTGGAACACTGACTTTATTGATGAGTTGTCCGCATTCCCAGAAGCCAAAGTTCATGATGACCAAGTTGATGCTACTGTGCATGCTTTTAATCTTTGTGCAGGTTTAGGTATGGGAGTGCGAAGAAAGATTGAAATCATAATCTAGAATAAGCGTATGAGTAACATAAAAGTTTGGATTGATCAAGATCTTTGTACCGGAGATGGCCTCTGTGCTGAAATCTGTCCCAGTATTTTTGAAATGGCTGACGACGGATTGGCCTATGTAAAAGAAGTAGACTGGCCTACTATATACACAAAAGATGGCAAGACCACCACAGGTGACCCTATCCTTCAGATGGCACAAGGAACAGCAAGTGTTCCAGAAGAGTTAGTGGAAGATGTCATTGAGTCAGCGGACGAATGTCCCGGTGAATGTATCTTTATTGACATTGAATAATGATAACTTTAACTGACAAGGCTACTAAAAAAGTCGCAGAACTGTTAGCCGGAGAAAGCGATGAAACCCTTAGGGCACTGAGAGTTGGGGTTCGGCCCGGTGGGTGTGCAGGACTAAACTACGAAATGTACTTTGAATCAGAGATTGCAAAAGATGACGTGGAGGCATTGTTTGGGGACTTAAAGGTTGTAGCGGACCCTACAAGCGCTGAACTTTTAGACGGAGCAAGCCTAGACTACTATGATGGACTAGGAGAATCAGGGTTCAAAGTGTCAAACAACAAGGCAAAGAAAACCTGTGGGTGTGGACAAAGTTTCTGCTAAAACAAAGTTTCAGTCTGTGGCCCCATACCACGCTTCTTTAGTCTTTGTCTGTCAACACACGCAGGGTGCGCCCATGCTTCTGGCTCTGACATCAAAGAAAGGCCATTAGTTCCACCCTGCTCACGAATTTGTGCCCAACCTGTGACTTTTCGGTAAGCGCCTTTTAAAGTGACTACGGGTTCTCCGCAGAAGTAGCATATTACTTGAGGTATGTTCATACTAACTATTTTAGTAGATCAAACACCTCTATCTTTAGACGATGACTAAAATTATCTATCTCTAAAGTGTGTTGTGCGGCATCTATTGCATCAATATCTCGGTAAAAATCAATATACTCAATAACCGCATTGTAAAAAGCCCATCGAGTCTCACCAAAAGTGCCGCTATTGTACTCTTTCCTAAACAACTCTTCTATTTTTGAGTGAACAGACTCTGCGTGCTCTCTTTTCTTTTTGGTGTTTGCTTTTTCAACTGAAGCCACGATGTTCATGGCATCTTTCCGCATTGAAGTGCCTATTGGCTTTTGTAAAGCATTAATTGAATCGGTCATGACAAGATTCCAGTTGTTTCTTAATTCAATCGCTTCTCCTGCTTCAACGCCATGGTCTTTTAGGTTTGGCGTGTGTCTTTTTCTTAAATCAAAGTCATAAACGTCAGATGAAACCCTATACACCATGTTTCTGGTGCGGTTAACGTCAAGGTTGTAATAACAGATAGGTATTGAGCCGTCATGAGATGACATTAGGACTAAGAAGTTGTCAATTATTGATTCTGTGTCTTGTACCTTTAATGATACAGCACCAAATGATATGGCCACAAAGAATTTCCTACCATCATCAAGAACACCGCAACTATGAAGTTTTGCTCTTTTGTTTGATCTAGCAACTATAACTTTTGCTCTTTGTAGAAGATCAAAGTTCTGAACAACTTCATATCGTTCTTTAACTACTTCCCAACTATCGCAGTGCTGTTTGTTTGGGTTTTCCCTACAGGTTACAAACCTGTTAGGCACAATAACTGTAGTATCTGAAAGTTTATCCCAAACTTTGACTGGTTCTAAAAATACAGTATAGTCTGCTCCAGCATTTGCGAGTATCTCTTCATCGGATTGACTGCCCAATATTGGTGAGGCAAGAGATAGCCATGATTTTTTATCGTGTGTCCCCTGAACCATGAAGTTTCTTCCTCGCTTGCCTGTCCTCTAATTTTTGAATGTTCGCTCCAGCAACATCCCTGAGTGAATAACCAAGTTCTGAGGTTAAATTAGCAAGGTACCACAGCACGTCACCGAGTTCCAACATGATGCTTTGTCGTGCATCGTCGTCCATTTCTCCTCCGTGATCACGAATAATCTTTTTTAACTTCTCTGCAACTTCTCCGGCTTCACCAACTAAGCCAAGCGTTGTGTATAAAATGCCTAAGTCTTTTGGGTAAATTGCTGTCTCTTTTGCTGCTGCTTGATATGCATTAACGTCCATTATACTTGCTCCGTGTGTCCTGTCGGTCTTTCAATGCGAATGTCTTCTCCAGAAGCAGATTCAATTGGGACCCACGCTGGAGAATAACTATGCTGTTTAATTTTTCTCATCTTAACAAGAGAACCATCCGCCAAAACATCAAACTCGTCAGAAGTCATTTCAAGTTTACGGCGCAAATCATCATACTCATATTTTCCAGAAGCGATGACTTTCTTTAACATACGGGATAAGAACTTTGCGATAACTACCCCACGAGATCTGTTGAGGTCTATATGAAGTAGCATGGCGTCAATATCATCAATATCAACCACCATAACTGGAACAGTTTTAATTTTTTGCTCGTTAGCAACTGTCCATCTATGGTAACCATCAATTATGGTTCCGTTTGGTTGGCAAACTATTGGCGACAAAATACCATAACTAATAATTGAGTTAGTTAAACGTCGATAATCGGGTGATACCACATAAGAGGAAGACACCCACTTCGCTGGTTTTAGTTTTGACGCTTTTATTACATCTGCATGTGGTTTCATAATTATTAGCCTATCTATTATCGTCAAGTGAGTCAAGGCTGTTTGCGTCCATCATTTCCTGTTGCTCTTGTTTCGCAAGCAATGCCACTCGTTTGTTATGTGATTTTGTCCTTGGTCCTACAGGGCTAGGCGTTCCATCAAATGTATTTAAAACAATTGTCCTGACAAGGTGTTCAATGGGGTATCCGTAGGGATCTTTTGCGTGTCGCTTTTTAAACTCGTGACTGAAGACCATTGCTTCTCTGTGGATACCAGGGGTTAAGATGCTGTCATTGATACAATCTTTAACACCGTTCCACCCCTGCTCTGAATAGTGGTCAATTAGTGCCTCAACATCAAACTCACCCCATAGTCTTGTCTGTGCTTCAATTTCAGGAAAGCACCTGTAAAGCCCATCATAGAATTCAGGCTCAGTTCTAATAACATCAGTCAATCTTCTGGCCGCAACAGAGTGCAAAGGAATACCAACTCTTTGGTTTGCCCCGCTCATTGCTGCATAATCATAATAGGCGCAGTATTCACCATTATGTTCTTCTGTTATGAATTTCAAAACGTCGTCTGATGTCCAGTCATAAATAACTTTTGCAAACCTCATCGGTATGGCTTTAGACAACTGGAAAGGTCTGTTTATGTAGTTTTCGTGGAGTTTTTGAACAACTGTTCTGTACCTAATCATTGACTCGTTTGCCCGCACTCCAGTAACAAACGCAGTTAGTCCCTTTTTGCCTTGCATGGTGTACTCATCAATACTGTTGGGAATTGATTCCGCTGGGTCAAGCCCAAAATGCTCTGCTCTAATTGAGTTCTCAGGAAAAGGTCTATAAAGTCTTCCCTCTGCTTCACGCATCTTGGACCAAAGTAAAACGTATTCTCGTCTACCTAAAACCCATAACTCTTGTCCTTGGGGTAAGCAGTACCACTCCATGTCAACCCAGTCGTACTCAGAGACTCTCTTAACGTAGTCTTCAATCGCTGGGGAGATCATCTCTTCGTCTCGAAAGATAACTTTAACAGGACCAAGGTCACGCTCTTCGTGAATCTCTTTCGCTAAATACAAACAAGCAGTAGAGTCTTTACCGCCACTAAACTGTATTGCAACAGAATCAAACCTATCGTAAACATGCTTCATTCTTTGACGGGCAGCATCTACGCAGTTTATGTCTAGGAACATCCTACGTCGTGTCATTTTACCCCTCTGGTGTGTGGTTTGCTATAAAGTCAAGAAGTCTTTCTGCTGTAGTTTCACCAACCCATGTACCATCATCTTTAAGCCACCTCAAAAATGAATACCATTTTGATTGTTGCTCGGCAGAATCAAAAACTAAAGTGAACTGGATTGCCGCATTTGTAGACCCTGATGCGTTTGTAGTTGTACTGCCTTGGGCTACAATCGTATTAGTGGGTACATCTGTTGGCCTTGGAGGTTCAACTGTGTTTTCAGTTGGGCTTGGGGCAGGCCCTGTAATGTCTTCAATAATTATCTCTGGTGCTGTCCACCCAGAGTTGTTGTCTCGTGGTTCTCTTACGAAGTCGCTCTCAATGACTTGGTTTTCAATCACCGCTACAGCAAAGTCATCCCACTCAAGAATTTCAAAAAACTCAGTATCGCTTCCTGCTACAGCAGATATCGCTTCAAACAGCGCTTCATTATCTGTTGTACCAAGATCAGAAATTCTGTTATCTGCTAAAGCAAATGCTAAGGCATCATCAGGGTTTAAGTCCACAATAGACACAGCAATTTGTTGCCAGCCTAGATTCTTTGCTGCTTCAAGTTGGTGATTTCCAGCAATTACAAGAATTGAACCGTCTGTATCTTCAATGGCAACGATTGGCTTTACTTGACCAAACTTGTTATATGACGCCATGATTGCTTCAACGTTTCCACGTCGAGCATTATTTTCTAGTGGCTTTAACATGTCAACGTCTACTGCCAGTTGTTCTATGTTGTTTGCAATGTTGTGTATCATTTATATTCTTACCTAAAACTTCACTTGACTTCTTACGTTTGCTGCAATGGTTCTCAATGCATCACAAGCAGTTCTTAAAGAATGCAACTTTTCACGCTTTGCTTTTACCAGCGCTTCCGCAACTTGCGTGTCATAATACAGGTCGCTAGTCTTGTAACCCGCCCAACTCTCTTTGTTTTTCACTGCACCTTCTGCTGCGAGATATTCTTTAAACCATGCCTTTTTATATTCGGCTTCCTTAACAGCATGATCTTTTGCTAACGTCTCAAATGCTTCAGTCTCTGACTCAATCTCTTGAGTAATTCTAATAAGTTCCGACTCAACATCCATCGGACTGATAGGCATATTTCTGTTAGCAATGTTCATAGTTCTATTCTAGGCCCTTTTGGTCATCTGGTCAAGAGTCCATTCTAAGCGAACTACTTCGTCATACCAATCAATCTTTGCTCCTGAAACGCCTCTTTCAAGCAAGTCGTCTAACCATTCTGTGCCAAGTTCTTTTTCAATCCATCTAGCCCACACTAAAGGATTCTTGGTTTGCTTCCAATGGCATGACGCACACAAAGCAACAGCATTACGCTCGTCTGTTCTCGTGGCAGAAATACTGCGAGAAATGATATGCGCACATTGAATCTGCCCTTCATCACGAGTTTTACCACACCATCGACAAGTAAAATTATCTCTCGTCCTGACTACCAAACTGTGTAATTTTGTGGCCTTGGCTTTTGCTTGCTTTCCATAATTGGTTGGCATTACAAAGGGATGTTCTGATTCAGTGGGAAATACCAGCCACCTTGTTGGTGCTGTATTGCTGGCGAAGGCATATCAGGTCTATGATTAACGCCAGAGTAATGCAGAATTGCCGTCTCTCTCCACAAGTCAGGATCATTAGGGATAGCACCACGGTGCATGAGTCGAGCGTGCCAAAGAAGGACATCTCCTTTCTTGGCTAAGAACTTTTCAACGTTTAATTCGCCTCTGTTTAGAATGTCTTCAAACATGGGCGTTAAGAAGCGCTCTGAGTACTTCGGCCATAACGGATCACGCCTTTCTGATTCTTCTAGTCGAGAAAGCGTTTTGTCTTGTGTAATAATTGGTAAAACGTGTGACCCACGAACATACTCAAATGGACCTGAGTCTTCATGGATGTCATCAAGCGCTACCCAAATAGCCAAGTAGTGATCGTAGTTTGAATCAGGGTTAAGGTAACCATCTTGATGCCAGTTCCTTTGAGTTGACTTCCACCCAGTTAGGTTTAAGTGCACCCCCATCGGTTCACCAATCAAAGAACGCATAATGTCTTGGAGTGGACCAAATGTTGCAATGTTCATCAAACTCGGAACTTGATAGTAAGCACATTCACCGGGGTAACCTAATGGCCTATCATGATTTACCCTGTTGTGTTGAATCCAGTCAACACGGTATGCTTCAATCAGTGGCTCTGGAATGAAGTTGTTTAGTATTACCACCCCATCTTTACGCCAATCTTTTTGCATTTGTGAAAGTGTGGATTCGTCAACTTCTTGTCTGTCCAATAAAGGCAACAGACCATCAGAAATACTTCCCGCTAAGGAGTTCATTTCATCAAGCAAGTCAGGGTGCGAATCAATTGCGTCGCCCAAAAAGTTATCTGATCTACTCATCATTATCCTCCATCCAGAAAGGCTTAGTCTTTTTTCCTGTGAACCAACTGTGTCGAACTCTTTCAGCCTCCATATAGTGAATGTCTTTATCTGCCCAAGACGGTAGATGCAATCCTACAGTTTCGGCATCTTTTGGATTGTCAGTAACACGCCTGTGGCAAGTCCGACACAAAGCAAATAAGTTTTGTCTTTCTAGTATACTACCACCTTGGGATCTGTTTATGAGTTCATGGATGTCTTGAGTCATGCGTAGTAAGGGGTTCTTGTTATTGTCAAAACCTGCCCAAATACCACAACCGGAACAATGTGGCTCTTCTGCTAACAACTCTTCTACAATCTTACGCCGAGTAACATAAATCTCTTTCATCTTTTGAGATCGCTGTTTTAAACGAGATCGCTTCATCTGGTTATCACCACCATTTAAAGGCGTTCGCTTCAATTGGCTATCACCACGCTTCAGCGGAGTTCTTTTCATAGGCTTGCCACGCTTCATCGTTTTACGTTTCTCGCTAGTTGACCAATAGTCTTCCACAGTTTAGGTGCACCGACCTTTAGGTCAAACTTCTTAACTGCACGCCATGCTTTATCAGACTGCTCTTGTCTATAGTCTAGGTCTACTAATTTCTTCAAGAGTTTAACATAATCGCTCGGATTCTTAGCCAATTGACCAATGCCATGTTTTTCAACTAACTCCTCGTATTGAGGAGAGTAAGATGCCACAAACGGAACCCCACCACACGCATATTCTAAACCTTTAATGTAAGACTTAGCATGATTGAATGGAATATCTGTTAGTGGAACTATACCAGCATCAAAGGTAAACCCCTTGTGTAACTCAGTTGGTGCCAAGAATGGTGACCTAGAAACAATGCCCGCAGAAACACCAATCTCTTTCTCAAACTGTGGTATGTGGATTGCTGGCATATGGCCAGTGTGATGCCACGTTGCAAACTTACTAATTTCTTCTGAATGCGGGCGCAATATTTCTAAATCACCACTTCTGTGTGCTGTAGAACCCATCCACCCCACAACCATTTTTTCTGCGTTGGAATGAATTCTTCTGTCCTTATACTTCTCTCTATTAACAAAGTTCGTGTGTAGTAGCGTATTCTCATTCCACTTAGAGATCTTGTTTACCAAAAAGGGAGTTGAAGCGATGACACCATCAGACTCTTCAATTATGTTTTGATACCAATTAGTGTTTTCTTGTGGGTTGGAGTTTGGGTTTGACATTTGATATGCATGATTCTTTTCACTAAGTCCCCAATACCAGTCATCAACGTCTTGTAAAACTATTTGACCTGCTGCTTGAGCGCCCTTCATATCAGGAATTACTTGCATGTGCATGTATCTTTGCATAACGATAACGTCACAGTCAAAGTAATCTTGCTCGTCCCATGTATGAATACCAAAAGTTCCGGTCATTCGATTGTGCGCTAAGATCCCAACACATGCATCATAGCCCAACTCTCTAAATCTCTGCATGTACTGGCCTATGCGAATATGCCCAGAGCCACCCATAACAGGGCGACCCAACAAATCAACAACAGACCTTGACCAGTCGTTTGAAGCAAAACCAACTTTCATTTTAGAAATCCCACTTACCCTCTAGGGCCTTGTACAGTCGATTATCACCTTCAGACAAAACCAACTCATTATCTGCATGCCACTGCTTATGAGCCAAAATAGCGTCTCGCAAAAAGTGAACTAACTTTGTATCTGGGTCTGGCTCATGTCCTAATAGAATCATGCGATCAACTTCTGCTAGTTTCTTTTCGGCGTGGAATCTGAAGCGATTTGCCTTAACCCGTCTTTCGTTGATGGACGCAGCAGGGTCAGAATCAAAATCGGGGTACGCAGAGCGTAACTCTGATGCCTCAGACTCTAATTCTTTAATTTGTTCTGACACCGTTTCAATAATGATAAGCAAACTGTCACGCCAAACTTCTTTGTGCGCCATCAAGTACTGCTTGTCTTCAGAAGACGTTTTGTTTTTGATATCTTCTGAAACTAAAATTTCAAAATCCTTCATCCGTCCCATCACTTTCTCCAAGCAGGGCAAATTGGTTTAAAGTTGCACCAATTACAAAGCGGCCCTGTTCTTGTTTCAAACTCACCAGATTCACAACTAACTACCAACTCATCCCAAGTGTTTTTAACGTCTTGCGAAACTCGGCCTGCTAATTCATCGGTTACCTTATACTTAGCAAACTGACCAGCCTTAAGATAAAGAAGTTCTGCACGCTCAATCTCTTTATCCATTTCTTTGCCCAATAAAATACTGTAGATCGTAATCTGCACTTTCTTTTCCCACTCGTACTGTGGGCGAGGCTTCTTACCAGTTTTATAATCAGAAATTACAATTTTGTCATTCTCAAGAGTCCATCTATCAATGATTCCGTAGATTGGGACACCTAGAATATCCCCATTCATCTTGGCTTCAATGCCACCAGCATCAAAGGAAGTAGGGTCTTCCATGAGAAAATAATTTTCAACACACCACCACGCCTTCCAGCGAAACTCATTTTCATCACATTTTTCGTTTAGGTCGTGGTACTCCTCTGCCCATTTAGATCCCCAAAGTTCTCTAGCAAGTCTACGAGCAGTTTGTTCTGTTCGATTATCCTTGTCCTCCTTAAAAAGTTCTTCTAGTATCTCATGAACGAATGACCCTAATACTTGAGGCTCTGTTGACTCTTCAGGTATCCGATCAAGTTTAGCATACTTATACCGCATTGGGCACTGATTAAACGTGCCAATAGAACTTGGCGACATGTATGCTGGAGTTTCGTAAGGAAGACTACCTAAATCAAGACTATCCTGCATCAGCGCTCGCAGACTTAATGAAAGCAAGCATGTCTTCTAGAAGAGTTCTTGTCACGTTCTCATTAGTAAACTCAGCGTTGTTTGAAATAGAAGCCCAGTGCTGTTTAGCGCTCGTAATGGTATCCTGTGTATTGGAATTTAAAAGTTTGCGTAATTTATCAAAGTGCTCTTCTGAAATAGGCTGATCTGCGACTGCTTCCATGGCTTCCAAGTGCATTGACTCTTCACTCCTAGCCAGATAAATGCCAATTCCTAAATGCTGTGCTGCCTTTTTTAAAGCATCAGAAACAGCACCCTTCATCTCGTCACCAAGATCAACAATATCACCATTCCGTGTCCGTTTAATTTTCTGACCGCCTACACCGTCTTTAACAACTGTAAGTGCAGGGGCGCTGTCAGTAGGTACAAAACATGCAGTAAGTCTAACCTGAGCAACAACATAGTCAGGGTCAATCGCATCTCGTTCACACCTCTCAATAGTGTATGACCACATATCAACACCCAAAACTTTGTTCAGTCGAGTTATGACTTCACTAATAGGAATGTAAGTAAGGCTAGTGCCTCCCTTTTTTAGTTGCCGTTCAACCTCTTTTGGAAACGGCTCTGAAAAAGAATCAAGTAAACTCATCATGACCTCCTAATCACAATATTCTTTTTTGGTGGACTTACTTCACAGTACTCATCAGCATCAAGGTGAAGTTCCTTAAGTTGCCCGACTTTCCAGTATGACACGCCCATGTACTGCGAAAATTCTCGCAACATCTCCAAAGGCGACTTAGTGATCTCACCGGTATCAATATTGACACTAGTGTTAACAATTCTGCGTGCAACCTCATCAGATATGGCAGAATGGTCCCACTTCTTTCGAGCAGAACCTGACTTGATTTCTATAGTCGCTCCATCAACTTGCACGGGTTTAGGAAAGTAGTCATACTCTTTAGTGATGACATCCTGTAACTCACCGTAAAGGTAGCCAGTTGTGCTCTTAGCCTCATGGAAGTTGGTGGCAACCTGAAGAATTTCTTGGGGATCTTGATCTAGATCGGAATTTGAAAGGTTTGCGATCAATCCTTCAAGTGTATCTAACGACTCTAGAATGCCACGGATGCATTTATCCGCTTGCTCAACAATATTCATTTTTCTCCAATAGTAAATAGTAATTACTTAAATTATACTCTCTATCAGAACAAAAGTCAAATGTTTAATCTTCTTCAACCTCAAGTAAGCGCTCTAATGATTTGTCAAAGTTTACATCATCAGGGTTATCCGAACGCTTAAGAAGTTCCTCAAGAATATTTTTCAAAGTATCGCCTAAATAGTTTAAAGATTCACTGTGTATTCTTTCCCGCACAGAACTGTCAAAGGCTTCATTGCCTATATCTTCTGCAATCTGTCTTGATATTGCCTCTTCCAATCCCTCATTCATAAACTCATTTGAAATACCAATAGTCATGTTCTTGGCATTCCACGTTAATATTTTGTAGTAGTCTTCATCTAAAGCATCAGCAGAAGCAGTTATAAACGTTACAGTAACATCGCCCTCTTTTAATACTGCAAGAATATCCGGCTCTAAATCAACCTCATTATATCTATCACCCATGTACTACCTCAAGTTCTCGTGCTAATTCTGGACCAGTAAGGCCACCCCACACACCTAAAGTTAATTCAGCCTCCAATGCGAACTGCTTGCACTCGTTAATGTTTTCGCAAGCGTTCTTGCAAATCAACTTTGCTTCTTTTCTGTCTTTCGGATGACTTGAAAAAAATAACCTATCTTGACCTATGCAAGGCGCATCCTTAAACCATAATGGTGTGCTATCAATCATGTATGACCTTTCTAATCATATCTTAGTACCTAGTGTACTTTCGTAATGTCAAGTGGTCAACCCAATTTACACCTTGACACGATCAAAGGAGATCGCTAGTCTAGGTATTAAACTTAAGGAGAAAACTACAACAAAAGAAACCGAGAAATCTCGATGACATAAAGGTTTACTGAAGGACCGGAGGGTTACACTCGTTACGCAACTGGTAACAGGAATGACACTACGGGCACGCCTACCCAAAGAGTGAAGATTTGAATCGCACGATAAACTGGAACAACATCTTTGACGAGATGCCAGTCCCTGCACGGAGAGCATTAGGACTTGAGGAGTTAGGTTCGGAACTAGCAAATGCCCACGCAGTTCCGGCACACGGGCAACTAGAGCCATATCTAGGGAGAGTGGGCGCACTGAAAAAATAGGTGCGTTTGGGGTCCAAGACGTAAATAGATCTTAGTAATACTACGGGTTCTACCTAGAGCCATTCGTGAGTCGGCGTCAACTGACCACACGAATGGGTAGGTAGTCTTTGCCAAAAACAAGTCAGATGATTAGAATAGGACTATGCAGACACGAGAAGAACTAGAGAGTTGGTATCTAACGGAGGACCCTTGGGACTACCGAACCAACCCTGACGACATCTACCGTAAAAACTTTTATCTCGCTGTTCTAGAGGACGTAGGACCGTTCTTTAACAGAGCACTCGACATTGGAGCAGGGGAAGGCTGGATAACGAAAGATCTTCCCGCCTACGAAAAGCATGCCCTTGAACTGGCTGATACAGCAGCGTCAAGACTCCCAGAAGGAGTAGAGAGGGTTCAAACCGCAAACCAAAAGTATGATCTAATCCTAGCCACTGGGGTGTTGTACGAACAGTACGACCATACCGGAATAAGTGAGATGATTCACAACGCTGCATCAAATACGCATGGAACAATGGTCATGGTTGCGGGCATAAAAGACTGGCTAAAGCCTTACGGATTTGGTAAACGTATACGTCATTTTGAAATACTGTACAGAGAGTACACGCATGTAATTAATGTTTGGGAGTACGCATGAGGTTAGCGCACAACATAGGAACCGAAGAACATTCAAACTATCACACCCGTGAACAAATCTTGGCCTGTGATGAGCCTATCGGCTTTGATGGGGTGTACTGGAGCGTGTATGAGAACCAAGACGTTCTAGGAGGTAAATCAGGAATCATGTTTGTTATGGGAAACTGCATGGGTAAGGATAATGCATTTGACCTAGACCATGTTCCTAAACTAGAGCCGTACTGTTCTCTTGCTCAAGTAAAGCAAATGTGTTTCACTTATGCCTTTGAAATTGGTTGGCATACATGGTCCCATAGAGACCTAACTACTCTTTCAGACAAAGAGATTATCCAAGAGATCACTGCTCCCTTTCCGACCAAACTATTTCGTTACCCCTATGGTAAATATAACGACAGGGTAGTTGAGTTAGTGAAGAAAGCGGGCTATGAAAAAGCCTACTCTACAACTTTAGGTGTGATTGATGAAATGTCCCCTGACGCCAAGTTCAAGATTTACAGCGATTATGTCCCTTTCGTCTAGCAAACAAGTCTACCTTGAAAAAGGGGTTGCGGTCATACCAGCCGTATTCACAGAAGGCGAATGCGATGAAATGAAAATATCTGCATACTCAGTCACAGACGAAGCAATAACCAAAGCAAGGTACCCACACGTCCCAAGCGAAAAAGCCTACAACAAAAAGTCTTTAATATTCTTTCCAGCATTAGCAAACTTTAACTTAAACAATGTTCGGACAGACCCAAGAATGGTACACATTGTCAAAACCTTCCTAGGTGACAATGTTCGACAAATAAATAATCAAGTTTACTTTCGTGAACCAGAAGACATTGACACATTTGCTTGGCACCGAGACACAATCTTTAGGGAAAGTTCTCAGTTCAAAACCAACGTTGAGAATGATTACTTACAAACAATTATAGCAATAGATGACATAACAGAAGACAATGGCGCTGTTGAGTTCATAGAAGGCTCACATACATGGGAAGATTTTGAAACTCCAAACAATTTACGCCAGTTCAAAAGAGAAGGGCTTTCTGGCACTAAGTATGTTGCCCTAAAAGGGGACGTTATGGTATGGTCAGTAAAAATTGTACACGGAAGTGAAGTAAACGGGTCAGACCGATCACGCATGACATACATGAATGGGTTTTGTAAATCTGACAGTGTGCTAGACTACCCTGACTACCTAGTCAACGGAAAAGTGGTTCATGAGATAAACCCAGAAAGGATTCCATAATGCTAACAGTCGTAGTGGCGTCTTACTATTATGGGCACCTAGCAGCGCACTGTATTGAAAGTCTGCTGTCTCAAACAGTTCAGCCAGAAAAGATACTTTTTGTTGACGACGGTGTTGGGGATTGTGCACACCTTCCAAAAGTTTATCCAGAAATTGAATACACCTTGCGTAAAGAAAACATGGGAACAGTTGACAACTTTCAAGACATGTTAATGAGAGTAGACACAGAGTACACTATGTTTCTTGGAGCGGATAACTGGTTAAGATCAGATGCAGTTGAAACCCTACTAAAACAAGACACCGACATCGTAACATACCATGTGATGGTTACAGGTGAACATAAAATGGGACATAGAGATGCCAAGGAAGAAAACATCCTTAATGGGGATATTTACTGGCAGTGGGATGGGCACCACGGGTCAATGATGTACAGAACTTCCATCGGACAAGAAGCGGGATATAAGCGACACGCTGACTTTGAAGAGGGTGACGCTGCCTGCGAAGACTGGGCATTGTGGGACAAGATGTTAGAATTAGGAGCGACTGTTTCCCATGTTGAAGAACCGCTTCTCTACTACAGGCGACATCGAGAAAACTTTATTGATTGCAAAATCAATCAGTAGTAATTCTTTGTACTTGTTGAGCGTCTAGGAAAACCGTAGCAGTACCGCCGACAAGTTCAACCTGATCCATCGGAACCTTAAAATGAGATGCCAAAGTTGCACGAGTTTTTAGTTCGCTCATAATGTCCACCTCTTCTAAGAGTCCGTCTTCTTCAAACACCTGCATAAGAGTTTTGGACTTAGGAATCAAACATTCTTTACAGCAGAGTCTGTCTTCACCAATCTTTGGCTTACGTTTTGTCTCAAGAGAGTGACCGCACTCAAGAACAATATGCCAACTTGTGTTCCCATAATCCCCAATACGAACAGCCTCTGTAACTAAGCGCTTTGGTCCACGTTTGCTCATGAAACTATACTACTTAAACCCTTGACCAAGCGCAATGGGGACCATACAATAGATTCATGGATAAAGATAAACTTTTAGAAGATGCAATGAGCCAAATTGAGAAGCAGTTTGGTGCTGGTAGCCTCATGAGACTAGGCGATGCCGCAACAATGCAAGTAGAAACAGTCTCAACAGGCTCAATCGCACTTGACCTTGCACTAGGTGTTGGTGGATTACCAAAGGGAAGAGTCACTGAAATCTTTGGGCCAGAGTCCTCTGGCAAAACCACTCTTGCTCTGCATGTAGTGGCGGAAGCACAAAAACTAGGGGGCAGATGCGCATTTATTGATGCAGAGCACGCCCTTGACCCAATCTACGCAAAAGCAATTGGGTGTAATGTTGACGAGTTGCTAGTATCTCAACCAGATACTGGCGAGCAAGCCTTAACAATTACAAATAAACTTATTGAATCAGGTGCAATAGACGTTATTGTCGTGGACTCAGTTGCGGCCCTAACTCCTGCCAAAGAAATTCAAGGGGAAATGGGCGACAGTTTCGTAGGTCTACATGCACGCTTGATGTCCCAAGCGATGCGCAAAATTGTCGCAAATCTGAACAACTCTAAAACAATCTTAATCATGATTAACCAGTTGAGAGAAAAAATTGGAGTTATGTTTGGATCACCGGAGATCACAACAGGCGGGAAAGCCCTGAAGTTCTATGCTTCCGTGCGTCTAGACATTCGACGAATTGAAACACTCAAGGCAGACGGTGAGGCATCAGGAAACAAGACACGAGTTAAGGTTGTCAAGAATAAGGTTGCTCCTCCATTCAGGCAGGCAGAGTTTGAAATCACCTATGGTGAAGGAATTAGTCGAACCGGTGATATTGTTGATATTGCCGCTGAAATCGGAATCATTGACAAGAAGGGTGCATGGTACGCATACCAAGGTGAAAACATTGGACAAGGTAGAGCGAATACCAAGATCTTCTTAGATGAAAATCCTGAGATCCGTGAGACAATTGCGGACACAATTTATGCAAATATCCTGACTGACCAAAAATAGTTGTTTGACATTTGTAATAACCTGTGCTAAAGTGGTTAGTAAACCAATTAATACAGGAGGCCGTAATGGCTAAACTTACAAATAGGAAAAAGGCAACCACTGTCAAACCATATAATTGGTTGCCTGAAGATAAACGACCTAAGGAACTAGACGAACTCAAACTAGAGGGATTTAGATTCCCCCTAGAAAAAAACAGAGTCTTTAAAGTCAACACACGACTTAAGTCAAACTCAAGAGGTTGGTGGAAAGTAATAAGCATTATGGAATGGCCCGACGGACACATTGACGTCAACGCTCACTGGTCCACGTCACGCCACTACTCTGAGAAAGCACATTCGATGTTTAGGGCATGCACCCCAGACCAGATCAAAACAATCACCAAAGATGTTGTTGCTGGCAAGGGGCACTTCCCTAAAAGAGTTACGAAGTAATACAAAAATCCCCCGCCCAGTTGTAACATTGGACGAGGGATTTTTTCTTTAGTTAGTGAGAAGGTAAACAAAAGAATTAAAAACCCTTAACCCTAACTTGAATTTATTATAAGGCCATTACCAAGGGTAAATCAAGTAATGGTCCTATATCATCAGATAACTGATGCTGAGTTTTTATCGCCAACTTTTGTTGCAACCAATGACTTAGCAACTGAGAATGCGGCAGCCACAGCAGCGGTAGCAGCACCCTTAGCAGAACTAAGGTCGGTTACGACGAACATTGCAAAGAACGTCTGCACAAAAGTCATAGCAGATCGCTCGGCGGCCTGCTTGATAATATCCAAATTAATCTCTGGCATATAACTTTTCTCCTTGTTAGGGAATAATGTGAGAGGTTTCCCTCACCCATTTATTCTACAGCACCTCAATATGCAATATCTAGTAACGTTTAGATAAAAGTTTACCTAAGATTTACTAATTTGTGATATCAGATTTTGGAGCATTAAATGCACTGTCGATCTCAGATTTAGTCAAAACACCGTCGTCAGCATAAGCGGCAGCCAACTTCTGAACAACAGCAGCCGTGGAAGTAACGCCCGCAAGGAACGCTGCTTTCCATGGATCAATGCCACCAATCAAACTTGAACCACCAATGATTGCCATTGCGTTCATGCAGAACACAGCGCCAATACGCCCAATCGTGTTCCAGATCATCTCATTCGTTGCTTTCATCTTCTCTCTCATCATCTATATAGTCTAATATTGTTCCAATCAAGTGTAGTGCAAGACCAGCAAAAGATATATATATTCCCTGCCTTAAAGTCGTTGAACTCAAAGTGATTAAAACCAAACCAGTTCCCGCTAAAGTCCACCCAAGGTAAGCGAATTCTCTGAATACCCTGCGTAAACCACCAATGGTCATTTTTCCTATACTTTTTACTTTATTCACGGCACCTCCTTACTTACCTCGTTGTGCGCTTGCCTTAGCGCTTGCTTTTGCTTTCGCTCTTCTTGATCCTCCACCGGAAGACCCTCCTCCACCGGAAGATCCTCCACCGCCTCCACCGCCAGATGATTTCGGTCCAGCACTGGCGCTTGCCGCAGCAGCAACGCTTACTGCCGCACTAGCAGCAACAACAGTACGACGGGTTTCCGTATCAACTGCGGAACCTTCAGCAACATATTCATTAAACGCTTCATCATCAAAGATATCTACCTCTTCTTCGAACTCTGCCTTAACGTCATCGTCTGCTTCGTTAACCGCTTGAACAAGCACTTGAACGGCGGCTCCGCCTTCATTAACTATCTGCTCAAACACTTCTTCGTTTTCTAGCACTTCTGTAATTTCTTCCACGGTTACCTCACCGTCTACAATGTCAAGAAAGTCCTCAGCGAATTCCTCATCAATTTCGTCTAACTCTGTAATGACTTTTTCTTCGGCCACGTCAATTTCAGAAAGGTTTACGTCTTCAATGTCAATACCAAGATCGTTAAACTCTAGAGCAAGTTCTTGATCTTCTTCCTCAATCTCAAACTCTTCAAAGAACTCTTCCACTGAAAGTTCCTCCCCG